TAGCGTAAGAGATAATGGTATGTTTGGTAGTTTAACTAATAGTTCTTCTAGTGGTACTCCTATAGCATTAATATATGGAGAACACAGAGTAAGTGGTCAATTTTTAAGTGGATATATAAGTTCTATCTCTCATGGTAGTGGTGATCCAATTAGTGTGGGAGGTCAGTTTGATGGCGAATAAACATTTTGTAAATTATGATAATACTTTTGTCCCACAAATTAAAGGTGCAAAAGGCGGTGGTAAGGGTGGTGGCGGTGGCGGAGAACCTCATACTCCTGTAGAACATCCTCAAAGTCTATTTTCTACTGATATTCTTTTTGTAGTAGTAGGTTTAGGGGAAGGTCCAGTATATAGAATTAATCCTAATGGACCTCAAGATATTGAGTTAGGTGATAATTCTATTGATGATCTAGTAAATCTAGATGGTAATGGTCTTGAGAATGAACAAAAATTTAAAACTTTATCTACCACAGGTACTACTGTACAAAATAGATTAGATGTATTTGGAGAAACTACCACTACTCCTCAAAACTTTGCATCTCCTGTTAGTTTAAAAAGCGGTAGTTCAGGCATACCTGCATCCGGAGTTACACTACAAGAAACATCTTCTAAAGACTGGGATGCTTTAGATTTTATGTTTCAGATAGGATCTTTGCAAAAAATTACTGACAAAGGCGATATACTAAATCACAGTTTATCTGTAGCTATTGATGTATTTGATCATACAGGTTCTAATATAATTGCTACAGGGTCTCGTGGTGTAACAGGAAAAACGACTGTTGCTTATAAATTTACTATAAAAGTTCAAATACCAGAAGCTAGTAAAAATACCAATGGTTATAGATTTTCAGTAAGAAAAACCTCATCTGACTCTACTAGTTCAGGTGTGACTGATGATGTAAAATTACTTGCATGGAATGAGATTGAAAACTCTCCTCAAGCTTATCCTAGAACTGCTCATATTGGATTTGCATTAAAAGCTACTGATGAACATAATGGTATTCCTACTTTTACTAGCTTAGTAAAAGGACTAGTACATAAAGTTCCTTCAAACTATAATCAACCTACTTTAGCTAGTGGAGAGATAGATTGGAGAATGATAGAATGCCCTACTACAGGTGCTAATAGTCCTGCAACTGCTGGTTATTATATGCAACAAACAGGATCTGTAGTTCAGACTAGTGCTACTATTAATATTTATCGAGGTACTTGGGATGGTACTTTTGTATATTCTTGGTCTCAGAATCCTGTATGGATTATATTTGACATATTAACTAATAAAACTTATGGTCTAGGTATTCCTGATACTACTATTGATAAATATAGATTTTATCAGATAGCACAATTCTGTGATGCCTGTGATTATGCTACTGGTAATTTTGTTGGAGTAGATGGTATAGCCGATGGTACTTTTAGAAGTAAACCTAGAAATACTTTTACAAGTTCAAGAGAAAATCAATTAGGTATATCACAGGGCACAAAAATTAGAGAAAGAAGATTTACACTAAATACTGTTATTGCTGATCAAAAAGCAGCTTTTGATACTCTTAATGCTTTAGCTTCCAGTTTTCGTGGGGCTATAATTTATGCACACGGTAAAATTACATTAGCTTGTGACTTACCTGATGAAACTCCTGTTATGGTATTTAATGAAACAAATATAGAAGATGGCAGTTTCATTATTTCAGGAAATAAAGAAAGTGAAGTACTAACAGGAGTTGATGTTAGTTATATTGACCCTGGTAATCACTATAAACGTGAAACTGTACGTATAGATCAATTAGGCAGTAATGATGGTATCAGCAAAACTGAGATAGAAAATATAGAATCTTTAGACATACCAGGTATTACTAGACGTGGACAAGCACTTAGGTATGCGCAGTATCAAATAGCTTCTTCTAGATATTTGAGAAGAACTACTACTTTTAATACTAGTACGGATGCTTTACAGTTAGTACCAGGAGATGTTATTGCTGTATCACAGCAGTCAAGCGGTGTAGCCTACGGTTATGGTGGCAAAATTAGAGCAGACTCTCCTGTTCAATCAAGTAACACTAATGTATTTATTGAACATTTTACTGTACCTTCTTTGGGTGCTGTAAACTTTAATGCTAATACCGGTCCTTTAGTGCTTAGAGTAGTAAAATTAGCTTCAGATAGAATAGATACCTATATAGTATCTAATACTAAATATGCATTATCTACTACAGATGCTGTAACTACCGGTGTTGACCAAGGTATACTAAATCCTATCAAAAGATATAATTCTATAACTAGAGTATGGGATACCTATACAGCATTTACTTCTAACACTGCTCCTTCAAAAGGAGATTTATGGACTTTTGGAGAAATAGAAGCGGAAGGCGATATTTATCGTGCAAAGAGTGATAAACTATTTAAAGTAACAAACTTAGATAGAGAATTACAAGAGAATAAAATTAAAATTTCTGCTACTGAATATATTTCTAACGTCTATGTAGATTCTGATAAGTTTATTGACTATAGACCTACTGCATATACAGATATACAGTCTTCTTTATCCGTGCCTCCTGTGCCTAATTTTAGTTTTGCTAAAAGTGCTAGAAGAACTCTAGATGGATCAGTAGTTGTTGATGGGGTGCTAAAAACTTCAACAGATCAAGATGGTTTTGGTCTTACTTATATTACTGAATATGAAATGTCCAAACCTTTAGGAGAATCTTTAGTAGCTAATGCGAATCTTTCAGGAATAAGTGGACAAGTAGTACATATTGAACAAGCTAATGTATTTGTTGGAGACATAAATCCAGTAACTTTAGCAGGTAAAAGTGGATTTAGTAGTCCTATAGGTGAGGTTAAGCTACTATGTACAGCTGTTAATGTTGTAGATACTTCTGGAGGTACTTCAGATGGTAATATAGAATTTACTTTAGAAGGCTTTGGACAAGTATTTGATGAAAACTTTCAATGTAGTATATTAGATGCTAATGATGCCGCTGTTTTCGGAGCATTAAAAGGTACAGACCATATTACTATTCCCATAAACGAAAAATCTCAACAACAAGGATTATTAAACTTTGTTGGATTTGCAGGGACTATAACAGATCTTAGTCAACCGATTACCGGGTTTACTCTTGCTACGGATAAAATAAAAATAGAAAATAAAAGAACTGAGGATGTAACTTTAGTTAATAAAATACCTTCAGCTCCTTTTTATGTAACTCTAAACCAACTTGTAGATTCTAGGCATTATTCTAATAATAGTTTTTACGTAAGAGGATCAGAGCATACTTATATAAAAAGTGGTGAAATAAATGGTAATGATACTACTACTATTGAATTACCTGTGAGTCCTAGAGATGCAGCTTTTGTTAGGCTTTTTGTAGACGGAACTGAGAGAACTTCTGGGCAGTTTGTACTTAATAAAAATGATACAGTTGCTTTAAATAATGCAAATATAGTATATACAAGTGAAGCTACTGAGACATCTTTTAGAGCAGAAGTAGATTATTACAATGTACCTATTTTTGAGATAGGAGATAATGTACAAGTTTCTCATGCCAATGTATTTAGCATAGCTACTACTAGTTTTGATCCTCTTTCTCCTAAGTATAACGCAGCACTAACAGCTAATTATATATACAGAGTACATACTAGTACAACTCCTGTATCTAATATAGGTGGTTTAAACTTTACAAATGTTAGTCTTGATCCTGTAGGTAAAATAGGTAATGCCGCAAACGGATCAGGAACCTTTGAGTATGATACTGCTGTATATCCTGGAAGGTTTACTTTAGCTAATAATAGAATATATCATTTAGAAACTGGTTCTGACTTTGAAGCTATATTCTTAACTAAAGATAAAATTATACCAAACTTACTACAAGGTACTACATCTATTCGTGCAAGAAATAAAAGTAGAGGTGGTAGGCTTAGCGCTTTCAATACTAAATCTATAAATGTTCAACCTATTCCTATACAAAAAGTAGTAAATGCTTCTATTGTAGAGTCTTTATATCGTGAGCAAACTGGTGGTGTTGCTGTTAGAGTAACAGTACAATTTGACCATATTGAAGGGCAAGAAGTAACTGACTATGAAATATCTTATAAACTAGATTCTGTAGATGACGTAGGTGTAGATGATGGCGGTACTGATCTAACTTCTTTTAATACTGTAAAAGTTCCTGCTACGGGAGTAGACTCTGACGGTAAAATTAGATTTACTGTTAATGGTATTAATAGAGGACAAAATAGTGATAGTAGAAATGTAATATTTAGAATTGTACCTCTAAATAAAGATTTAAGAGGTATAATTGCTACTTTAACTAAATCTATTATTGGTAAAACAGCTAAACCTGAAAATATATTTAATTTTACTGGCGGCCAACAAACTGATCAGATTACTCTGTTATGGTCTTACCCTCGTACTGCTGATGGAGAACTAAAAGATATTGATTTAAAAGAGGTTGTAATTAAACGTATACCAGGAACCCAAAGTGCTGATATAGAAAACTTTGTTGTAGCAGACAATCTAGTTACTGTTTCTGCAGGTACTGCTCGTAAATCAATTCCTATTGATACTTTTGGAGAGTTTACCTATTTAGCTAGAAGTAGAGATACTAGTGGTAACTTTAGTGATGGTGTAGTTGCCATAACATTAACTACTTCACGCCCTGTTAGAAGTACTGTAATAAGAGCTTATAATGAAGATGAACCTACTACTGCTTTTGCTGGTATAACTAATGATAATAGTGGAGAGACTAATTTTCCGTCTTTTACTTCTTCTAATACTGGAGGGTTAGCTTTTGCAGTACCTCCTAACCCAACACCACCTGGTGAATCTAATGTAGTTGATAATGCTAATGGTACTGCTACTGGTTTTTCAGCTAGTACTAGTGTTAGTGATTTATTAGCTACTGAATCTGCAGAATATATAACATCAATTAGAGATGTTGGGGCTACCATTACAGGTGCTGTATTCGTAGATATAGAAGGAAGTCAGTCAGCAGAAACTACTTTTAATGACTCTAAAGAAACATATTTATCAGGAGTTACCGATGCTTCAGGCACTGCGGGAGTATTAAAAGATGCAAGTTTTGGTGGAATAGGTCATGTGCTAGGGCATTCTAATACAGCAGTAGTTAATCCTAGATTTGATGTACCAAATCAAACTTTCATGACAGGTGGTGCTTCAGGTAATGTATTTGCTATCTGGGATGATGGCAAATACACAGGCAATGTAACTTCTATTAGTGCAATAACAAAAGCTAGTCCTGCAGTGATAACAACAGATGCAAATCATAAAATACTACCTCCTGCTTCTATTACTGCAATAACAAAAGCAAATCCTGCTGTAGTAACAGCAGCTAATCATGGGTTTATTAATGGTGATGTAGTTAAGTTTGCAAGTATCGGTGGGATGACAGAATTAAATGGAACCACTAAAACAGTTGCAAATAAAAGTGATAATACATTTGAATTATCTGGAACAGATAGTTCTGGATTTACAACATACACCTCTGGAGGTACAGCTACTACAGCAACTCGACTAATTATACATGATGTCTTAGGAATGACTGAAATTAATAATAGAGAGGTATTTGCAAAATATGCATCAGATACTACAGTAGAAATATTTACGGATGCTACTCAAAGTACAGCACTTGACTCAAGTGGCTTTACAACATATAGCTCTGGAGGTGTAGTAGACGAAGGTGACTATGCAAACGCTAATTCTTACGCACTAATAGCTGGAGTTATAGATGCTGATGAAATTAGACTAGGAGCTTCTTATTTTTCTAATGGTGATGTTACTGGTGGAAATGTATTAGCAAATATAACAACTGCTGCTAGTAGCTATAAGTTAGTCAACTTTAAGCAGTATATTGATACAGGTTCTGGTGATACTTTTGCTGGGGCACTAGGTGCTGTTAGTAGTCAAACACTAATTAGAACTACTACTGCTGCAAATGCTCAATTATACTATGCCAATGGCAATGTTAATATAAATGAATTTATTGGTTCAGCAGTTAATGATGGTTTTCAAACGTATCAAGCGGGTAGTAGAACCTTTAGACAGTTTCAACTAAAATTTATTGTCAAAAATAATCAGCCTGATGAATTTGACTTTACAATTGATAAATTTAGGTATACTATAGAAAAGGATACAGTCACTTTTACAGATACTACTGCATATAATGCTACTACTAAAACTGTGGATATAACTGAGGCAGGTTTTTTAGCTAGACCCGTTATAAGTTATTCTATGGTAGATGAGGATTCTAATAGACCTCATATAGTAGTAACTACTGCAGCTTCGAATCAAGCAATTAGTTATCAAGTATTCAAGAGTGACGATGGCAGTGCCGGATCAACAACATCAGGGATGTCCGTAATGATGACAGCAATAGGAGTATAAATGGCTTTAGTAGAATCCAACACATATATTGAACCAACGGCAGGTACAGCACTAAACAGTGCACGCACCCAGTTCAATAATTCTATGAGGTCACTTTTAACTAATTTTAGAAGTTCTAGTCCTCCCGCTACTGTAAATATTACTGCATCTGGTGATGGTATTTCTGTACCAGACGGTACTATAATGCACTTTGCTAATGCAAATGTTAATGCACTGTTTATTTCAGATTCTACTACTAAGAAAAGTTCTCATATTGGTGGTAACTTTACTAGAGTAGGTATAGGTCATAGAATAGAAAATGGTATTGTACCTTTAATGTCTAATGTTAGTCATTATGATATAGGTGAACTAATAGCTACTGTTTCTGAAAATGGCACACTAGCTGCTAACTCTAGAGTCTACCTAAAAACTAGTAATAATGCAAATGATGCTGCTATTTTTGACATAGGTACACCAGGAGTAGGACAAGTTGTTAATACAATGATTGCTATTGGAGGTGTTACTTCTGATAGAACTAATTTATCAACTAGTGGTGTAACTACTAATAATCTTGCAGTATTTGCAACTACCGCTGGTGGTGGTAAAAAATGGTTTCCAGAAGCTACTGGTGTAGGACATGCGGCTCTTAAGATATCAAGTTTAGGTGCTAGTGACAACAGTGCTATTATGTTTAACTATGGTAGTTCTAGTGCTAATGTATCTTTAGCGCACCAGCCAGGTCTTGCTTCTAGTAAGAATGGTTTAGGAGTAGTACAACAGGATGGTACTTATGCACCTATGGCAGCAAATGTTATACTACAATCTGCAATCACAGGTTCTGGTACAGCGCCCGTACCTTTAATTCCTGTAGGTACTATTGTAGCTTATGGATTAAGTACTAATCCTGATGGGTGGCTTCACTGTAATGGACAAAGTTTACTTAGAGCTACCTATCCAGCACTATATGCAGTAATAGGTGTTTTATATGGTGCGGGGAATGATGCAGGTAATACTTTTGCAGCTCCTGAATTACGGGATAAGATGCTAATGGGTTCTGGTACTAATAACGGAACTCATGGTAACGGTGCAGGAGCTTTTGCATC